TTTGTAAAATTAGCTAGTGGCATTGTTTACCTAGTTTGCTGCAAGACGAATTGTAATTCTTGTGGGGGTATATCAGCACCAATAATCTCATAAGTGATTATTGCATTAAAACTATTGTTATCAAAGTCTGGAAGGATCCTCACTTTGTCTAATCTAACTCTTGGTTCAAATCTCTGAATAGATTCTGTAATTTGATCTTTGATGACTATTGCCGATATTTCGTCAATATTGTCAAAAAGTGATCTATTAATATTAGATCCAAATGTTTCATCGAAAAATTTTTCACCAGGTATTGTAAATACAATATTTCTTATAGATCGAGCAATTGCATTTTCATTTTTAAGGACAATAAGATCACTTGTCAAAGGATTTCTTTGAAAAGTCATACTAATATCCTTAAAACCCTGACTTACCCTCTCTAAAGGCACAAGAATCCTGCGATTATGTATTATTTATCAACCAAAAAGTGGTTCTGGATCACTCTCCGGGTCAAATAATTCACTTTCTTTGATTTTATCCGTCTTTTTGGGAGTAATTTTGTCGTTAGCAATCTCACGAAGCATTTTTTGGTGCTGATCGTTAGCTAAATTGTCTAAAAAATCATTGTTCGGTGTCATTTTCCTCTTCTTTTGCTAGATTTTCGCGTTCTTTTGCTGTTTTCCAGAAATATTCGTCCTCACGACCCATTCCGAGTCGCTCAAAACCATTTTCAACACTGTAATATTGAGTTGATACCTTAAAATCAGGCATTTTGGGGTCAACAGGAGTCAAACTGTTGTCAAAAATACGCATTCTGTTATTAGGATACAGTGCATACTGACCGTTTTCAAGTTCAATCAAGTTATGAGATTTGTGTTCAGCTGGATTTTCACTAGTTGCATAGTCAATTACATCACAATCCTGATGATAATTATCTATCGTACAAATATACTCACCTTTAACGATACCATGATCTCTTGTATAGCACTCAAAGTCCATTGAACCAATGAATTGCTTATGAATCGACATGACCCCATAATCCATACAATTCCAGAATTGGAGGTTAGGTAGGTTCATGTCAGGTGAAGGCGTCTCAGGGGCGCTTACAAAGGCGCTGATGGGCAATTTATCGTACATTGCCGCATACTCTGGCAAATAGGTCTCAAAGTAAAAAGCACGTCCAGGAATCGATTTACACGATACCCAAACGCCCTTTACAAATTCGCCATGTCCAGACTGATGATCTGTCAGGTACTCTTTACGTACCCATACCTCAACCGAGGGGAGGTTACAAATTAATGCACTCATGTCCAAGTTTGTTCTATCTTAGAGTATCTATACAACAATTCTTCATCTTTTTTAATATCCTTAATTGCAATATAAAATTCGTCTTCATTAATACCTACATTAGGATCATCAGAGTGATTAACATAGTATGCTTGATAGATTCTATCAAGGTCACAATCAATCCAAAATCCATCTATATCACACCATGTCATTGATGCAATATGTTGTTGCATATGTGTCGGTATATTATTCCAAGCAATCTTTTGTGCAGGCTGCCTTCCTTTCCATATCATCGTGCCTTTTGGAATATTACATAAAGAAAAAACACCTACCCCACCACAGACTTTACTGGGTGCAAGATAGGTGTAAAGTGTTAGATCATACATTAGAGCATTCCTACTAACATGATTAGAAAACAAAGTATTGTGAATACCATGAGGGATAACCCCATGGCATATACCCATAATGGAATCTTATCCTCTTCCTTGACCACGATATCTCTTCTTTCGTCCGTTACGAGAAGTCGCGGATAACAAAGTATACTGCGAGTTTCCTTGCCGAGTTTTCTTGGGCTTACCCTTAACGTAAGTGCCGCCTTTCATCATCATAATTCAGTACCTCAGATTACGCGAGTTTTTTCGTGACCAACTCTGATACGAGGATCGCACCAGATATCATATCCCATTTCCTTTGCATCAAGACAGAATGAGACATCCTCACCACACATGTCCTGAACATTCCCACTCTCAAAGACTTGCATCTTAGGAGCAAACCAGGGATATTCCATTTCTTCAAAGACACCCTTCTTAATTAATACCCATCCAAATCCTGTATAATCAACAGTGAATGGTTTGCGTCGTTTGGAAATTGATTCGACAGTTTCGTGATTCATCACTCCACCATTCTTACGGAAATCATCTTCTTCTAACCAATGTGCGACAGATGTTGTGACACCATCTTCAGTAGCATACCAACCTGCAGTAATGCCACGCTCTTCACCTTCTGCAGGAACAGCTAAGTCACACAACTGCCAGAACTTGTTAGTGTCAAATACAATATCACTATCAATCCATAACTGATAATCATATTGCAGTTTACCATCCCATGGAATCTGCTTAGGTCCACGAAGTACATTCGCACCCAAACACTTACAACGTGCAAAGTTAACCATAGAAGAGTAGTCTTGACTGATCTGAATACTCATTCCATTCTGTACCATATCAAAGCACAGTTGTACAAAGTTCTTTAGAAACGTAAATGAACATCCACGTCCTGGAAGGCAAAATACAATTGTCTTACCTTTCATTCTTTCCTTGATTGTTGCAATGTCCCACTCTTCTGCTTTCTTCTTGGGAGCATTGGCCTTAACAGTAAATCCTTTTGCCATGTTTTTGAATAACCTTCAGATCAATTATAACAGTGTATATGTATATTGTCAATATCGGAAACCTAATACGGTTCCCTCTACTTCAGTATGAATCACAACCAAGTGGCTCAGTAGGGGATTTCGCACTGGACCCTCCGTGATATCTCATTACTTCTTCATATGATAAATCCTCAAGTTCATAATCAGTCTTCATTAGACCAACCATTCCCTTGAGGGTTTCCCATGTATGATTAAATTGTTGCTCAGTTAAGTTGTTGTATAAACATTCATTCTTTGCATAGATGTGATAAACCTTTTCCATTGGTTTTTTACCTCCGGGAATTTTTTTTGTGCGCGGAAAAATTTTTTTTGTATTATATATCAAGGTCGAATTGTCACCTCTGTAGGTTAGGGTAGTTAGGGGTTTTTATATCACGCCCCCCAACGCCATAACAACGAACCGCCCCATAACTGTCCATGAGTGTATATTAGCACGGAGACCCACTGATGTCAACCCCCGTGCTACTAAGTGTTATATAAGACTGCTATATCACCAACTGACAGGTGTACTCAGGTCCTCTACGTAGCTATCAATCAATCGCTCTGATCCTGCGAGTTCAAACAACTGCTCCCAGTCAATATTATGTGGATTGAAGTCCTCCATCACCTCTAAGTCTAATGTAATCCGATAACGTTGTTTCTGTGCCTGACTGATAGCGACTGACATGATTGACTCCGTTGGTGATGTCTTTGTTAGTATAGGATGCCTGAGAGATATTGTCAATCTTCCAATCAGTATTTATAAGAAACACTGATATTTTATGATTGTCAAGTCCTGGCAAAACTTATGAGCGCCCCCTTGACATTTCTGCGCGTTCGTGATAGACTGCTCGCTTAGATCACTACCCTATGAGACCTTTATACCCCTCAAAGTAACTCTGAAGACCCCCCAGATACCCCACTAAGTAACTCCTTATAAACAACGCTAATACATTAATAAAACCTTTTTTAATATAAAAAAAGCATAATCTTTATGTATATGACTAAAAAAGGGGTGTTTTTTACCCCTTTATGTGTTATTCAGTTGTTTGTCTATCTAATCAGTAAAGTGCCTCAATAGCTTCCAGAATGAGAAGAATATCACTGCCATTCTCTGCAGTTTCAAGAGCAAGGAAGAGGTCAGACTTAGACATGAGTTTGTGTTAGTTTGGTTTGGTAAGATAAGCAGTTTAATGACATACTCAGGTCATAAGAACTACGATTCTTCGATTAACCTTTCAATCGTATTTTGTCTGTCTTCGATAATATCCATCATATCAGAGTCAAGTATATCAATCATTAAATTAGCACCTAGAAGAACAACAATGAGAGTGAGTGCAATACGCATAGTCGTAGACAGAGTGTAACGATGGTGTTTGTGTGAGTTAAGGTGATCAGGAGAAGATGAAACCGTTGCTGAATTCCTTTGTGATGAATACACTCTTACCATTGATTGCACCTGTGAAGAGTCTTACATACCATGCAAAGTCTTTCTGAAATACTCTTTCACCAGCAACACAGAACTCATCACATAGTGCATTCAATCTGCTCTTAGTTGTAGTAGACTGAAAACCTCCATCAAAGATAGTCATAGAGTCATCATCTACCACTGCAATCTTGTTACCATGCAGGCGGATAACTGACTCATTTGTTTCAGGATTGTAGTGGACCGAAGTGTTAGCAGACTTCCAATTCTTGTTGGCATGGATTGCATCAATCATTTGTGATTCGATCTTACGCATGAGAGTCAGAGTGAGAAGATTTTGCGGTTAGGGTCGGTTGTGTCCCGTTCCCCTCCCATGCATCTAATATAGGGCATATGGGGTGCAGTGGGGAGAATAGTGGACAGTTCAGCAGGTGGCACAATAGTTGTTGTAAAGAACCCCCTCTAGACTGTATGCTTGA